ACACCGAAGTGAGCATGGCCACTGGCGCCAAAAGCAACAGCTACGGCCTCAAGCTCGGCTCCAAGTACAAGTTCTGATCGAAAACACGGCCTCCCTCGGCAGGTCTTCGATCAATTCATCATGGTCCACAACTACCTGGCAACCTTTTGCCGGGTGGTTGTTTTTCCATGCCTAACCAACCCCGACAACTGGGAGTATTGCTGGCCGCCCGACTGGCTGGTGCCCTATGTGCAGGATGCCATCGACTTCTTTACAGTCGAGCCATACGCCAACGAGAAGGCAATCCTCAATGCAAAGGCTGATTAACTTCATGGCTGTAGTGGGCTTTTTGCTCAGCACCTCAATGACAGCCGCATTGGTTATTTCGTTTTTTCAGTTCAACAGCTACATGGACAAGAGCATGGAGCGCATTGGGGGGCAGGTGACTGAAAAAATTGAGGAGCAACTGAAAGAAAAAGTCGGTGGATTCCCTGGTCCTACCTTCTATTGAGCTTCCGGGCGCGATTGAGCTGCCCCGGATGGAAATAGCGGTTCCGGTGTTTCCGGCGCCGTCGCACCCAATTTTGATACCGCCAAGCGTGGAACCCAAGCCTCCGCCGGAGCCTCCGAAAGCGGTGGATCCAGGCGCTCGCCAAGCGGTCGAAGGGCTTCAAGGTCAGATCAAACAGCTGAACTTAAACATCAAGGCACAGCAGCAGTCGATCGACAATCTGCTTAATCCACCCGAGATTGAAAAGGTCGAACCCAAAGTCGCCAGAGTCACAGTCCCTGGAACCCCGCTGGAATTTGCTCTGCCCAGCGCCGAGGTTCTCACGGTTGCGACGGTAACGGCGGGAGCTGCTGCAGTTGCTTCTGTTGGGGCGACGTTGGCTGCGCAAAATCTGACGAAGAGGTTAAAGCCTGTGTTCCAGACGGTACTGAAGAAGCTTGCGAAGGCGCAAGGGAAAGACCAACTGACGTTCGGTAGACATCGATTGAAACTACGTCGGAACAGAGAGAGGCCAACTTAGCTTCGGGGTGGATCATGAACCCCTTCTCATACAATTCGGCGCAGCGCAAGGCTCTGACTAAGTGGTAGTCGAGTTGCTCTTTGTCGAGCTTCTGCTGCTCCATCCGCAGCCGCTTCCGCACTAGCTCCTTACACATTTCTGTGAGGGAACCGTCGAGTGGGATGTTGATGCTGAGCTGTGCACCGAAGTTCTGCATCCGCGTGTAGTCCTCACCCGGAATTGGATCTGCGTGCGCCTCCAGATGAAACGGCGTAACAACAAGCGTTGCCCCGTTACAGCTGTGACCTGTACTGAAGTGCTGCCGACTTGGCGCACCATTGTTATTGAACTGGACCGACTGGTTGGTGTTGTTGCTTGTGGCCTGCGCCCTAGGAGCGGAGTTGTTAGTTGTCTCGGCTGCAGCTGGTGCCGCCAGAGTCACTGCGAGAAAACACTGAGCGAGGTAGTGGTGGAGTCGGTTTCTATAGTGCGGTCGATGTCGATCTGCTCGATCAGCGTGTCGGCGGTGCGAGTGGTGATTTCCAGGGTGAACGGATCGCCAGCGGTGTGAACGTCCCATGTGGTGCTGCTGTTGGTGATGTCTGCTGCGCTAGGGGTGACGTTTTCACCCGAATACGTTTCGAGCGCAGCGCCATAAATCTGGTGCTGGATCGTCTCAGTAATCGTCTGGGTCGTAGTAGTCGTGCTCTGCATGGAGCCGGTGCTCCAAGTTGGTGTCACGGTTTGCGCTGCCGCTGGAGCAGCAAACAAAGTGACGGCTAAAACTAGTGCGCTTTTCATGCCTTTGGTTTGGCCTGCTCTGAACCAACTGTAGGTGCGTCTTTTTTCTTTTGTCCGGGTGCTTTGCGCTCAATCCCGAAACCTGCCATAGCTCCGGTAAGCAAGCTGGCTACAAAGGTTGAGTCCATCTTCATGCCCGGAATGATGTTGAGGTAGGACACGGTCAGTAGCGTCGCGCTCCACCCCAGCACCATCATCCGCACCACGTCAGCAACGTTGATGCCCTGCGATTGTTCGCCTGACTTTTCTTCTTCAGCTGCCATGATGTCCCTGAGCTGGTGCTGTTAATGCTTGAGATTCTGGCGGCCATGGCTGGCGCCTCAATAACAGTAGCGGCAGTCGGATTCGGCAACTACAGCCGACGCGCATCCGAGAGTCGAGATGCAGTGGTGCGCTTGACTGCAGCGGTGGAAAACGTGGCCACGCGATTGAACGTGATGCACACAGATATGAAAAGCCGAGACACGGAAGTATTTAGTCGTCTGCGCGACCTCGAAGCGGCAGTGGCACGACTGGAAGGTACTAGAGAAGCACACTAGACTTTGACTGCCATCAGCTCATGTTCATTGCTCTGACCCTGGCTATGGCCTTCAAACTCCAAGATTTTTTCAATCACTACACAGGCGCCCCGCACCAGCTCGCCGCAATCCAACAACTCCAAGAGGATCTACCTGACGGCTTAAAAACCCGAGACGCCACGTGGTTTGAGACATGGCGTGCAGGCGGCAAAGTTCTGTGGGTTCCAATCCCGTACTTCCACCAGCTGGATTTGAAGGAGGGACACCGCAAGTGTTTTACAGCGACGATCGCGATGTTGGCTGCTGACTACGGACGAGTCGATACCGCCGAGGAATACGACACCCTCCGCGCTAAATACGGCGACACCACCGACGTAAGCGCCCATCTCAAAGCATTAGACGAGCTGGGGCTACACGCCGAGTTTGTCCAGAACGCCACCCCGGAACTGCTCGAAGCCGAACTCGACGCCGGACGTGCGGTTGCTGTCGGCTGGCTCCACCGAGGCGACGTATCTATCGGCCAAAAGCCTGCCGGCAACGGGCACTGGAGCGTAATCATTGGGTACACCAAGACGATGTTTATCGCCAAGGACCCGCGAGGCAAAGCGGATCTGGTGCACGGCGGCCACGAAAACCACTACGAAGGTGAGGACACGTATTACCCTCGTAAGCAGTGGCTCCCCCGATGGGAAGTCGAAGGCCCTGGCACTGGGTGGGCCGTTCTAGTGGACGACAACCCCTCTCGAATTTCTTACACGAAATGACTGTTGTTCACAGCGACGACATGGGCGACGGCTTCATGCTGGAGCAGATCGAAAACGACAAGGGCGAGATTTATTACCGCGCCTGCAAAGACAGCATTTGCCGCTACGCAGAAGACGAGTACATCGCCCGCATGTATTTAGAAGGGATGGGCTGGAACCCCTAGACCGCTAAGTCCTCCGTAATCCAGTAGGCGATTGCGATCTCGCGGTCGCGGCTCCAGAACTTCTGATTGCGATACCAGTCAATCCAGTCATGCGCCGACTTGGAGATGTTGCAGGCAAAGCAACAGGCCACAAGGTTTGATTGGCACGTATGACCACCGCGCATTTTGGGATGCACGTGGTCGAGAGTTGCGGATCGACCCAGATCATTCCCGCAGTAGGCGCAGCAGTGGTCCCAGCTGCTGAGAATGTCTTGTCGAAATTTTCGTTTGGCCTGCTTTTTGCTTAGATATTCGCCACCACAGATGTGATGATCCATAGCCAGCCGCCGCTAGTTGGACGGTAGCGGTAGAAACTATTACGCATTGGAAAATTCTCTATAAAAGCTCTAGCCTTGCACAAGAGTTATTGACTGCATGGATCCCACCACTGCAGCAGCCGTAGCTATCGCAGTTGCGGCTGGATCTGAGATTATCGGGATGCTCCCGATCAAAGACAACAGTTGGCTTCAGCTGGTCCTCCGAATCCTCCAGGCAGCCTTCCCGGCGAAGAAGGAGAAGTAGATGTGAGGCCGCTTCAACAGTCGCTCCAATCTCAATTCCGCCAAGCCGCCAACGACAAGTGGTTGCGAGCGCGATACGAGGCGGGCGACTACACCGGCCTGCTTGAAGCAGCACTGGCGCTAAACGCGCTGTGCGAGATCGAAAAAACAAAATCGACCTGGGCTATCGGCGAAGCCGCCGACAACCTGGCCGATCAGTTTGGTCTAGACCGCGATTCAGCGTAGTTTCTGAAGCGTGTACTTCTGGTACAGCCCGGTGTATGTCCCATGCAGGGGATGGCTCACCTGATCGCGGCCATCCTTGAGGAACAGCTGGTCGAGGTAGTCAGCCCGCGCTTTTTCTGCTGCGGCCTTGGTGAAGTTGAGCTTGGGAGGAGGCGTCATTTGCTGTCGGCAGTTTTCTTCCGGTTCTTTGCCGCCACGCCGGGGCTAGTCCGGGAACGAGCCAGCTTAGGTTTCTTCGCCGTCTGCGGGGGAACGTCTACCCGGCAACCGGGGTAACGATTTTCGGCAAACAGGATTGCTTGCTGGAGCGACTCCGCCCGAATCAAATCCCGCATGGCACCTTGACCAGCAAGCCAGATCTGCAGCTCGAATAGCTGTGCCCGCTCTGCACTGGTGCGCGAGCGACCTTCACCGAGACGCTGGGACTTTTCAAACTCTTCCTGCCACTGCAGGACACCGTTTTTCATCATCGGTAAGTCGGTTCAGTAACGCTACAAATTGAGATCGGGTTGGTGGTGCACTGCTGGATGCTGTGAGCAGCCCGCACTGCCCGCTCGTACGTAGGCCAGCTGGAGGCATCCTCCTCAATCAAGGTAAGCTGGAGCCCTTTGCCTGGTCCGAAGGCTGCCATGACCCAGTGGTCGTTGACTTTGACTGCGTAGCGGGTCACGGTGGACTACTGTAGGAGCCTAGAGATTTTACTTTGAATTTCTAGGTTCCAGTCGGCTTATTACTGAGTCTCGTGATTCTCTTCACTCTTGCAGCTTCTTCTCTTGCTTGGAGCGCTGCCGCCCTTCTACCCGTCGCCGAACAGATTCATTCCATTTCTCAACGTCGGCCTCTTCAGCAATTTTGTAAATTTCCGGCATCTCTTGTTGAAGTGCACCATATACATACTCCCGCAGAAGAGCCGTCACCTTCTTTCCCTGCTTATCGGCGAGGGTCTCAGCCAATTTGTACCGATTGGCATCCAGAAGTAACTGGCAATAAATCTTCGACCCGTGTCTGAGGGGCATGGCTAACGATCTACTCTGCTACACAGTAGCATACTGTGTCGCATTAGTCCTACCAGCGCACATCGCTGTCCACGCGCTTCCTCCAGGCATTGGACTGGGCCACCCGAGCCCCACCCCTCTGCTTGGAGCAGCCTTTTCGGATACCCCGCGCCCACTCCAAAAAAGCAGCGGCCCGCTGTAAATCAGCAGTCCGCGCCATCCGAATCTCTTTATTCAGCCACTCCAGGACAATTTGTCTGCCAGTCCTACTCATAGGTCCA